TTTAAACATAGGATCAGGCAAAACTTTATCTGTAGCTGGTACTTTATCTGCATCTAATATTATTAGCACAAGCAATGGTGCAATAAACTTAGACCCAAATGGTTCAGGTGTTGTTGTATTTAAAGGAAACGCTACTAAAGGCGCAGGTCAATTCAAACTAAATTGTGAAGCTAATACTCATGGAATAACAATTAAAGGTCCACCACACAGTGCAGCAGCAAGTTACACATTAACATTACCTAATGATGATGGTTCTTCTAACCAAGTTTTAACAACTAATGGAAGTGGTGTTTTAAGTTGGGCTACAGTTAGTGGTGAAAGATACAATGATGCTTCTGTTGATGCTCACTTGAATAGAAGCACCGCATCAAGTGGAGAGGTTCTATCTTGGAATGGTTCTGATTATGAATTTTCAACTGTAAGCGGAGGAGGTGGTGGTGGTTCTACTTTATCAGGTGGTACTTCTATTTATTTGCACAATGCATGGTATCCACAAAATATTGGTTATAATGTAGTCACAAAGTTAAAATTTGACACAGTAGTGTTTGGAAACTCGGGAACACCTTTTAATACAACTAATAACAACTATACAGTCCCATCAGCAGGTAAATATTTATTATTGGGTCAAATCAATAGTGAGAATTTTGTTACAGGTGCTAATGCTCAACAAATTTTATATACGTACATTTATAAAAATGGTTCATCATTACAAAACGAAGTTGTATTCCACAAATCTGTATCAGCAGACACAATCAGATATAAATCAGTGTTTAACTATGTAATTGACTTGGCTCAAAATGATGTAATTGATTTTAGAGCTAGAATAAGTGGTGGTAATACATCCTTAGATATTTCTAGGGGAACACAAGGAACATTCATGTACATAGTAAAAATAGAATCATAACAACAGGAAAAAAATGGATATAGCAACAGCAATACATAATTTAAAACCAGAATACGAATTTGGAATAGAATATGTCGTTGAAGATATTGATGGAACACCAACTTTAAGATGGTTACAAGATATTGATGACAAACCAACAGATGAAGAAATAGATGCAGAAATTATAGAGTTGCAAGCTGATTGGGATAATCAAGAATACGTTAGACAAAGAATAGAAAACTATCCTAGCATAGAAGATCAACTAGACATGCAGTATTGGGATTCTGTAAACGGAACGACAGCTTGGGCGGATAAAATAGCAGAAATAAAATCTGCACATCCTAAAACCTAGATTAAAGAATGGAAATAATTATACTGATAGTGGTTATTGGGTTTATAATTAATAAAAAGAAACCAGAATGGATTGATTGGATCAAGTCCAAATTAACAAAGTAGAATATTATGGCAGACACATTTACAACAAATTTAAATTTAACCAAACCAGAAGTAGGCGCATCTACTAATACCTGGGGAACAAAGCTAAACGCTGACCTCGATACACTTGATGCTATCTTTGCTTCTAATGGTACTTCAATAGCATTAAACCTAGACGGAGCAGTTATTGATAGTTCTGTCATTGGTGGCACAACTCCTGCTGCAGGAACATTTACAGCTTTTACATCTACAGGTATTGATGATAATGCCACATCTACTGCTATGACAATTAATAGTAGTGGGGTTGTTCTAGTAGGAACTACTAATGCCACTACACAAGGGACGGTAAATAAAAATCTTGTAGTTGGCTCAACAACAAACAATGATGAAGTAGCTCTCACGTTAAATGTAATGGAAGGCACACATAATAGAAGGGTTAAGTTCTTTCTCGATGATGATGATGGTGTTTTTGGATTAGATACTACCGCTTCATCAAATGTTGCTCCTTTTGTAGTTAGAGTAGCAGGTAGTGAAAAACTCAGATTAGATTCATCTGGAAATGTTGGTATTGGGACGAATGCTCCTGCTGATAAGCTTCATTGTGAAGGAAATTTATATTTTGGAACTTCTACTAAGTCTATTTATACTGGTGGTAGTGCTAACTTAATTATACAAACAAACACAGGCTCTACTATTTTCACACGTAATTTTGGTTCAAATGAAACAATGCGTCTTAATTCATCTGGTGATGTTTCTATAGGTTCAACAGCTACTACTGCTAAATTTAATGTAGCTACTACTGGTACCTCTGGTTATTTTCATAATACTGGCTCTTCTTTTGGTGCTAACAATCTTCAGTCTGCTGTAAATAGATTCACAGCTAATAACAGTTACAGATTTTTCTATTGTGTTAATTCTGATAATGTAAAAATGCAAGTTATAGATAGTGGTGCTGTTCAAAATGCACCTAATAGTTATGGTGGTATTTCAGATGAAAGAACCAAACAAGATATAACAGATGCTAGTTCTCAATGGGAAGATATTAAAGCATTAAAAGTAAGAAAATATAAATTAAAATGTGATGTTGCTTTAGATGGAGAAAATGCACAATCTCAAATAGGTGTTGTTTCACAAGAATTAGAAGCATCAGGCATGAGTGGTTTAGTTTTAGAAAGTGACTCAACAGCACAAGATGTTAAATTACATTCAGACTTTGGAAGTATTGATGAGGAAGGTGTATTTACTCAAGGACAAAAAGTAAAAGCAGTAAAATATTCTGTACTATATATGAAAGCGATCAAGGCCTTACAAGAAAGTATGGAACGTATAGAAACTTTAGAAGAAAAAGTTAACGCATTGGAGAATTAATATGCCATTGTTGCCAGTCACCCCTCCCGCTGGTGTTGCAACTAACGGAACTGATTACAGTAACAAAGGTCGCTGGGTTGACAGCGATTTAGTTCGTTTTCAAAATGGTTATTTACGACCTATTGGTGGTTGGGAAAAAATAAGAGATACAGCTTTAACAGGTACACCTACAGGAATGTTTGCGTACATTACTAATTCTAATAAAAAAGTTTTAGCAGTAGGAACAAGACAAAAGATTTTTGTTAACCATGACGGAACTTGGTATGACATAACTCCTTCTGGTTTTGTTTCCGATCAATCACAAGACCCACTTGGCTATGGTGCATATCACTATGATGTAGAAGATTACGGTGATGCCAGGTCACAGTCTGGATTATTCTTTGATTCTAAATCATGGTCCTTTGATAACTTCGGTGAAGACTTACTTTTCTGCTGTGCAAGTGATGGCAAGATTTATAAATGGTCGCCATCTTCACCTTCCGCAATAGGAGTGCAACTAACAAATTCTCCTATTAACTGTTCTAGTATTTTAGTAACCAATGAACGTCATGTCGTGGCTCTAGGAGCAGGGGGAGACCCAAGAAAGGTACAATGGTCATCCAGAGAATCAAGCACTACATGGACAGCCGCAGCAACGAACACTGCTGGTGATTTACAAATACCAACAGGCGGTACAGCATTAAGTGCTATTAAATGGCAAACAGATGTCATCATCTTTACCGATACAGGTATTGCAAGAATGTATTACACAGGCTCTCCTTTTATATACGGCATACAAGATGCTGGTACTAACTGTAAAGCTGTAAGTCCAAGAACAACTGTTACTGCTGGTAACTTCTTAGCATGGATGGGTGAAAACTCTTTCTTTGTATTTGATGGTTCGGTTAAAGAAATTAAGTGTGATGTAAGTGATACCGTTTTTGATAATCTTACATATCAATATAGACGTATTTCTTGCGGTGGTCATAACTCTAACTTTAATGAGATATGGTGGTTTTTCCCAACAGGAGACTCACAGCAAACACCAAACAAATATGTGATATGGAATTATGTTGATAATGTTTGGTCAATAGGTCAAATGGATAGAGGATGTTGGATAGATCAAGGTGTCTTCGATTATCCGATTGCATGTGATTCACTTGGTAATGTTTATCAGCACGATAGCACAACATTAAACAATTCAGAAAATTTAGGTGATGCAGTACCCTACGCACAATCAGGACCTATCGAAATAGGTAACGGTGACAGCTATGTGCAATGTAATCAAATACTACCCGATGAAGAAGCAAATACATTACCTGGTGTAACTATAAGTTTTACAGGAAGGTTTACACCACTCGGAGCAGAAACAAACTTTGGTAACTTTACTTTTAATAGTGATGGTTACACCGATGCAAGATTTACAGCCAGACAAGTTCGTATGAAAGTTACTGGCACAACCAATCAACAATTTCAGGTTGGTAATATACGATTAGATTTAAGAAACAGAGGTCGTAGATAGTGGCAAGAAAAACACTTACAAGACCAGGTGAAAGCTTTGATACAAATTACTTAAATTATTTAATATCAGAAGTAGAATATCAAACAGGTATTACTTTTAACAAAGGTGAAAGAATACAAATAAATGGTGGCGATGCTACCGAGTTAGTATTGGTGAGTCCAAATGGAACAAAATATAAGGTTAGTGTCGCAGACAACGGAACACTCTCCACCTCCACAACAGTCTAAAGAAGACTGGGAAGTAGAGTTTGAAAGGTTAGAGCATCATATTATTCGTGCATTAAAGCACCAAGATAGGTATAATCTAAGTGATATTAAAGAAAAAATAGGCCAAGGAATGTTTCATATATGGCCTAGTAAGGATGCTTTTTACATATCTAGCTTTGGTGAGTTTCCTAAATACAGAGTTTTAAATTTATTTTTGTGTGGTGGAGACTACAAAGAACTAGAAGATATGTTTCCAAGCATCGAAGAATTTGCAAAAAATTGTGAATGTAAATATCTTTATGGCGGTGGTCGTAAAGGTTGGATAAGAAAACTTAAACATCTTGGTTTTGAACAAGAATATATAGTCAAGAAGGAATTATAATTATGGGAATGGAAACAATCATACCAGCAGCAGTAGGCTTATACAGCGCCTCAAAAAGTGGCGGTGATACAACTGTAACAAATACTGATCCAGCGACACAGGCTCGTTACGATGATTTATATAATAGAGCTAAAGGTGTAGCTAACCAACCTTTTGTTCCTTACACTGGCCCTAGGGTAGCTGGATTTAATCCAGACCAATTACAAGGATTTGATGCAACAAGAGGGCTGTTTAATCAATCTATGGGTTTCAATCCAAGAGATAGAATTAATACTTTAGCAAATCAATCAGCACCAAGTTTATTAGATGCAAATATAGGCGCATACCAAAATCCTTTTCAACAACAAGTCATTGATAACTCACTTGGTGATTTAAACCGAGCAAGACAAATGCAAATACAAAGTGACCAAGATGCAGCAATCGGCAGAGGTGCATTTGGTGGTTCACGTTCAGCATTATTAGAAGCAGAAACAAATAGAAACTTTGCAGATAGAGCTGGTAATCTTGCATCTAGCTTACGTTCACAAGGCTTTGATAGAGCTACAAGTTTAGCTGGACAAGATATGAGCAGAGATATGCAAAACAGACAATTCCAATCTGGTTTATTAGGTGGACAAATAAGCGACCAGTACAGAAACTTAGGTTTACTTGGTAGCCAAGGAAGATCAGCACAAGCTCTACAACAAGCTGGAATGGATGCTGGTTACAACGAGTTTACGAGAGCATTAAATTATGGCCCACAACAACTTGGTTTATTATCAAGTTCAGTCTTTGGAATGAATCCTGGTGCAGGTCAAACAACTACTAACAAGCAAGGTATAGGTGGTAGAATTGGTGATGCAGTAAGCATCTATGACCAGTTCCGAGGCTTCTTTCCACCATCAGGAACTTAAATAATGGCAATAAGAGATTTTAATAACCCAATGGGATTACTACAACAAGCAGGATTAGGAATAAACAACAATCCTACAGGCTCACTTGGCTTAAATATAAGTCCTATTTTTGATGCTAGAACAAAACAAGCTGAAGAAGAAGCTAAAAGAAAAAGAGCTGAACAATCTTTAAAGCTACAAAACTTTGCCGATACACTTCGTATGGTTAATGCTAACAAGTCTGGTAATACTCAAGGTGTAGCTTTGTATTCAAATAGACTGGCTAATAGAAGAGCTGAAGAACAAGCTAGGTTAGATGAAGCT